ATTTATTTATATATAAATCTTACCAGTATGATAGATAAATTAAATTTAATTGAATTTGAAAACTTATCTCAACAGGATAAGGATACGTATATCCTTTATTTGTTAACTGCTACTGAGTTAACCGATGTCGATAAGCATATATTGAAATTCAATACTATTGGTGTAAAGTCAGAAAATATTTTAGAATTTGTTGAAGATTAAGTGGCGCCTTTGATAAATTCTTATATTTATTAGTATGGCAAATATATATTCAGAGGAATTTATTCTCAACAAATTACGCAAAGTAGTACCAGATTTAATTAAATTAGAACATTTTGATAAGAAGGATTTTTATTCCAAATCCAAAGATGTTCATATTGAAATTAAGTGTAGGAGCAGACACTGGTCCACGTTAGGGATTCAAAAGGATAAATGGGATTACTTAACCCAATTTAAGAAAGCTAGATTTATTGTAGCAACCCCGCAGGGAATGTGGAGTTGGGACCTCAACAAGTTACCAGAACCAATATGGGAAAAGAGAGTTGGACCCACTTCAACCTACTATAAACATTTATCAATTGTAGATGAATGTTGGAAAGATATTGGTTATTTAGATATTAAGGACGCAAAGGACATATCTTATTTACTTAAAGATTAATTGACTTTACCCAATTTATTTACTATATTTATATAAACTAACTAATCCATAATACAGTTTACTTAGTCCAGAGTCAGCAGGTTTACTTCCATTTTCCCTGCTGACTTTTTCATTTAAAAGAAAAGTATTTATGATATGTAATTGTTGCAGTATAGATAAAGAAGAAAAATACTTCCAAACATATTGGCACAGTTCTCAGAACAAATTTCGTACAAGGAAAGAATGTACAGAATGTTTGTATAAGAAGAGAAAAGAAAACAAGTTGAAGAGATTATCCACCACAACAGAGATAGTTCAACCAGAGGTCCAAGAATCACAACCAGACCCCATCCCTAACTTTATTATTGAACAAGAAGATAACATCAGCGACTTTTTCAACGAAGAGATGTATTTATGTAAAATATGTATGGAAGATAAAACCCTAAATGAATTTTACTTATCCAAAGGAAAGCCTGTTGAATTGGTGTGCAAGATTTGTGAAGTAGAAAGGAATAGAGCAACTAGACAGGAATATCTCAAGGAAAATTGTGGTAGTGAGTTTGTTTGGTCTGAAGTCAATAAGTACGCAGATGAATATCAAAAAGCTTGTACCTTCAATTTAATGCAACAATTGGGATATTTATATGATGAAGAGACTGGTATATGGACAAAAGAAGGTTGGAAGGAAATAAAGGATGGTCAACCACATTTTCCAAAAATTACCTATAAGAGAGGAAGAAAAAGAATAACTCAAGAGGAAAAGGAAAAGATGAGGAAATTATATGCGGAAGGATATACTGTTGATGATATTTCAATTCAATTAAAAATGAGTGACACAAGCGTCTATAGATATGTTAAAGAATAAACACATAAAGGTAGGAGAGTTACAGATACCAGAATCGTATTGGGAGATGACAGACGAGCAGAAACAAGAATTATGTCTAACGATTATGGATAGTATGTTAACAATTCTTGATAAGTCCCTTCATCAGGGGATAGACAGAATGGGTATGTTAGATACGTTACTTCAATCAAGTATGGAAGTAAATGAAAAGGAAGAAAACTTTGAAGTTACCGATGTGATGAAAAGAATAAGAGAATTTATTAATGTTGAATAAAGAAATTGAAAAGTATATCGTAAACAACTACTTCAAGTTATTACAGATTACCAAGAAAATAACTAAGAACCACGATTTAACCCAAGACTTACTTCACGAGGTTATCTTACAGATATACGATAAAGAGTTAATTAAACTCAAATCCTTTGATGATGACAGTATCAAATACTATATCGTATCAATCATCAGAATCAATTGGATAAGTAAAACATCACCATTTTATTACAAAGTACGCAGGGAGTTTATGAAGTATGATAGTTTGATTGACCATTCCAACATCAACAATTTCTTTGAAATGTCACCCGAACAGGAGTACTTTGAAAAACAAAAACTTTTCGATATATTAGAACAAGAGTACTCAGAACTTACTTGGTTCCACAAATCTCTATTTGAGTTGTATATGTGTTTAGGTTCTGTTAATAAGGTTTCAAAACACACAGAGATACCGAAGTCATCAATTATCAAATATATTAAAGAGAGTAAGGAAACAATAAAGAATAATGTAATTGAAAAACTAAAAGAAGATGGACGAGATTTTGGAGAAATTTAATAAAGCTAAACAAGAAGCAATTGATAATCCACCCAAGAGAAAAAAAGGTTGTACATCCTGTAAGAAGAAAAAGAATGAAATAACGGAATTACCTGAATTAGAACCAATAGAAGAGATTGTAATCGTATTTGACCAAGAAGATATTGTTAAAGCGTATTACGCGATTACAGAGAGAGATGGTATAAGAGAAGAAATGAAACCTTTTATCTCAGCGGTCTATAAACAAGTATTTAAAGAAGAGTTTGATTTTGGTAGATGTGCGAGTTGTAAGAACAACCAATATCATAAATTAAGAAATTACATAAGATTTGAATTAAAAGTTAATATCTAATGGATAAAGAAAATAAAGGGGGAAGAAAGTCAAATGTTGCACAATACGAAGAACGTATGGTGGAAGTGTTTGAAATGATTTTGTATAAGAAGTTATCATATACAGAGTTTCGTTCCCAAGCTGCTGAGAAATTCGGTATCACCACAAGACAAGCTGAAACCCTATATAAAGAAGCAAGGGAACGTTTAAAGGAGAAGTTTGACCAACAGAGGGATGAAATACTATCTGAACAATTGGGACGATTATATGACCTATTAGATAGGTGTAGAGAAGCGGGTAACAGAAGGGTTGAAGCTGAGGTGTTAAGAGACCTAAATAAGATATATGGATTGGACCAACCTGTTAAAGTTGATTTGACAAGTGGTGGTCAACCAATCAGTATTAATATCAACCTAACAGATTAAAAAAAATTTACATACGAGAGTAAAAAACTTCGTATTTGAGAAAAATATATATGGAAAGAGAAATATCAGGATTGATTACAAGTGAGGACCCAAGTGTTCACTGGTCGTTTTTACCAAAGGAAGGACAAACAATATTGGACTTAGGGTCAGGTATTAACTCAGAATTTACACCAACACCGATGTATTGGATACAGAATAAAGCTAAGATGGTTTATGGTGTTGACCCATCACAAGACAGTTACAATTGGTACAAACAAAACTTTAACGTCAAGAACTTTATTCAGGTAATGGATTATGTTGATAGACTTGAGAAGTTTGAATTATATTTTAGAGCAGTAAAACCTGATGTTGCAAAGATTGATGTGGAAGGTGCTGAGATTTTTATGATGGGATTGAAACCTGAAACATTAGAAGGTTGTCGTCATATTGGAATTGAATATCATAATCTTAGTTGTCTATTAGCGTGTGAACATTTGTTTAACGATAATGGATACGATATAAAGTATTATCAATTCCCACACCTTGATATAGATTATCAGGGAGTTATCTATGGACATAAAAAGAGTATAACATACAAACAAAGAACAATTTAATATGTGCAACTGTAAAAAACAACCACAACCAACACCAACACCCGAACCAATAAAAACACCTGAAGAATTAGATACAAATGAATTACAATCTAAACCATCTGACACAACCGAGTAGTCAGGATTTACTTGGACCAATCCAAGATGATGAAGCTTTGGTTTTATTTTCAATAATTAGAACAAGTAGATTAAAAAGAATCGTTGAGATTGGTGGACTTGCAGGATATTCTGCAACAAACTTTTTGGAAGCGGTGGAAGACGGAACAGTTTATACAATTGATATAAACAGAGTTGAAGTCATCAAACCAAATCACATTACGATTACCAAATCAGCAGCAGATGTAACCAAAGAAGAAATTGGTGAAAGAGTTGATATGGTTTTCTTTGACTGTCATCATTTTGAAGCTTCATTATCATTCTTCAACAATATGATTGAAGGTGGAATAATTGATGATGATACAATATTGGTATTACACGATACAAATTTACACTACAATAAAATTACAGGTGATTCATTTCATAATGGAGAAGGTTGGGTTCATCAAGTTGCAGAAAGAGAACTAACCAATCATTTCTTTGATTTGGGGTATCAAGTTTTGAGTTTGGGTACAAAACCTCATTCACATAACGAAACGTTCCCATATCGTCACGGATTGACCATATGTAAAAAATTTAAGAAGTATAATAATGGACGTAACGATTAATCCAACCAAAAGACAATCACAAGCTTGGAAATATCTTAATGATGATACAACAAATATAGTTTTATTTGGAGGGTCAGCAGGTGGAGGTAAATCTTGGTTGGGATGTTTATGGATTACAACATTATGTTTACAATATAAAGGAATAAGATGTTTAATTGGTCGTTCAGTATTGACACAATTAAAACTAACAACACTTAATACTTTATTTGATTTGTTATCTACGATGGGATTAAAGTCAGGAGAACATTTCACGTTCAACGGACAATCAAACGTACTTACGTTCTATAACAAATCAGAAATTATATTTAAGGACTTAGCTTATAATCCAAGTGACCCTAACTATGATAGTCTTGGTTCTTTGGAGGTATCGGCTTGTTTTATTGATGAGGCTTCTCAAATCACATCCTTGGCTTTCAGTATTGTTAAGTCACGTATAAGATATAAACTAAATGAATTTAATCTTATACCAAAGATTTTATTAACATTAAACCCCTCAAACAATTGGATTAAGAAAGACTTTTATTTACCACACACACAAGGAACATTAGAATCCAATAAAGTATTTATTCCATCATTACCGATGGACAATCCACACTTACCACCATCATATATTGAAATGTTAAAGGAGTTACCTCCACAACAAAGAAGAAGATTATTGGAAGGTGATTGGGATTATTTAGAAGAGAGTGATAGTTTATTTAAGTTTGATGACATATCCAATTCTGTATTTAGATTGGAACCAAATCCAACAGAAAAGAAAGTATTAACATTAGACGTAGCGAGGTTTGGTGATGACAGGTCTGTGGCGTTTGTTTGGATAGGACTGGTGGTCGTTTCTTGTCACGTGTATAGGAAACTATCAACCACAGAATTATATACCGAAATTCATTCCAATTTAAAGTCACAGTGTTACGTGAAACTATCTGATATGTTTAGAGAAGGTAAGATTAGTTTGAACATATTGGAACCTTCTATAATAGAAGACTTGACACAGGAATTACTTGCAGTTAAATTAAAAGATATTGATAAAGATAATAAAGTAGCAGTTCAATCAAAGGATGAAATGAAAAGGACACTTGGTAAATCACCTGACCTTTCAGATAGTTTGATGATGAGAATGATGACAGAAATAAAATCCCAAAAAAGTACAGGGAGATATATGATAGCAAGAGTATGATAAAATTTAAAATAAAAGACACAGAATATCAAATACCTGATTTTATATCAATAGAAAATTATTCAAAGATATATAAGGTTAAAGATTTGTTTTCGGATGATTACTTCGCTGCGAAGATTGTAAGTTTAATTTCAAACGCACCATTAGAAGATTTATTGGAAACTGATTATGATGATGTTCAATATTTGGCATCATATATTATGTCACAGATACCATTAGAAAGACCCGAGTTCAAAGATAGATTTGAATTGGATGGTATTAAATATGGATTCTTTCCATCTTGGAAGGAATTAACGTTTGCCGAATTTGTGGATATGGATACCATTTCAACCAAAAAACCAGATGAGTTATTTGATTTGTTGCACATATTAGCAGCAATATTCTACAGACCGATTGTTGAAGAAACATCAGAACATAATTATAAAATTGAAAAGTATAATGTGGAAACGATGAAAGACAGGTCGGAACTATTTAAAAAGAAACTGAATATCAAGTACTTATTAGGTGCTCAGTTTTTTTTTATCAAGTTCGCAAACAGATTTTCAGGTTATTCCCATCTATCTTTGATGAAGAACTTATCGATGTGGACCAAGATAAAGATAATTTGGAAATTCAGGAAAGTGATATGGACAATAGTCTTCAAAAAAGATACGGTTGGTACGTGGTCGTCAACAGAGTTGCTTCAAATGATTTTACAAAGCACGAGACCATCTATCAAAAGAAAATGATAGAAGTGTTTAATCAGTTATCTTTTTTATTAGATTATGATAGAGAACAAATAAAGTTACAGAAAAAACAAACTAAAACCATTTAATTTATATTTATTATATATGGTCAACTATAAACAGATTATCCAAGACTTAAGTGGAATTGCGTATTATCACAATCAAATCAATTCTTTTGGTTATGGTGATATTACACAAATCACGATGGATATTGAAACCAAACAGGAACCTTTATATACAAAGATGTATGTAATACCAGGTTCAGTTCAATTAGCGGAGAATAGATTGTTATATGACTTTTCTATCATCATAATGGACCAAATTAATGACGATTATTCCAATCAGGAAGAGGTAATGTCAGATACTCTTGAGATTTGTAAAGATATATTTACCATTCTTTATCAATCATACACAGCTGAATGGGGTGGATTCTCACTTGATTATACACCATTATGGGGACCAAACGTTACACCATTCTTAGAAAGATTTGAAACAGTATTAGGTGGATGGACGATGTCATTAACAATAGAACAACCATTTGATTATAATATCTGTGTACTTCCAACATCAGGATATACAACACCGATACCAAGAAGTTATAATCAAATAACCTATTATCAACTTGTAGAAGATTTTAGAGGATTTTCCAACGCACATCCTCAAATTAACTCATTTGGATTTGGAGATATTACACAATTAACGATGGACGTTGATACCAAACAGTCTCCTATATATACAAAATTATATATAATTCCAAATGACACTGTATTAGACCAAAACCAATTAACATATAATTTCCAAATAATTGTTGCAGATAGACTTAAAGATGATTATTCCAATCAGAGAGATGTGATGAATGATACTTTAGAAATAATAAAGGATGTGTTTACCTTCCTATATTTATCTATACCAGATTTTGAAAGTGAATGGGGACCAACAGTAGAACCTTTTTTAGAAAGATTTGAAGACGTTCTTGCTGGTTGGACTATGACTTTAACGGTTACTCAACCATTTGACTATAACAGGTGTAACGTTCCTGAAAGACCATTCACAAATAAGAAGTGGTTTGAATTGGCTGAACTATGGAACACTATATCTAAAAATTGGAAAGACGTATAACAAAAAAATTATTATAACACTATGGGCTTACTTACCAATCAATATGTATCAGAATCTTATCAGGGTTTATTAAACCTTGCTAATCCTCTGATGGTTTGGGTGGAACTTCTCCATTACAAATGAGTCGTACACAAATTAATATATCAGGTTCATTAACAATTAATGGTTCACCTGTTGCGGCAACCGACACTGGTTCATTAATGAAAACAGGTAGTGTTGCAGGAAGTGTGTTGACTTTCACAAAGGGTGATGGTTCAACATTTAATTTATCAGTAACGAGTTCATTACCATCAGGAACAATATCAGGTTCACAACAAATAATAGATTTAGGATTCTTACAAACAAGTTCCTTTAATTCATACACAAGTTCAAATGATAGTAAGGTTAATAGTCTTATCGCTAGCACTGGTTCTTATGCTACTACTTCATCGCTCACTTCGTTATCGCAGAGTATAGCTTCAACTGATTTAGGTCAGAACAATAGATTGACTGCGTTAGAAGGTGTTACAGGTTCAATCAATAGAAATGGTTTAATTACCACAGGTTCTATTGGTGGTACTCAATCAATCACAGGAAGTTTAAATGTTGAAGGTACAATCAGTGCAACATCAGCATCGTTCACATATGTAAACACAGTTTACGAAACTGCTTCAGTAATCTACTCAAGTGGTTCAAACCAATTTGGTGACGCATCAAACGACACACAAACATTATGGGGTACAGTTAAATTACCATCAGGTCCTTTATCTGTAACAGGTTCTGTAACATCAACAGGAGGTTTTACAGGTAGTCTTCAAGGAACTGCATCATTTGCTACCAACGCGGCTACTGCATCAATAGCAAACGATTTAATTGTTGTTGCTAAGAATAATAACTCAAGTACTTTAACAAGAGGTACAATTGTAAGAATTGTTGGTGCGAATGGTGACAATCCATTAATTGATAGTGCAAGTTGGACAGATGATTTTAACTCAGCAAATACATTAGGTATGTTGAGTGAGGATGTTGCATCAAATGGTTTTGCAAACGTAGTTGTTCAAGGTAAAGTAATCGGTATCAATACAAATGGTATGTCTGCTGGTTCTTTATTATTCTTATCATCATCAGGTCAATATACAACATCATCAGTACCTGCACCATATCACGAAGTTAGATTAGGTCAAGTATTAAGAGATAATGTTAATAATGGTTCCGCATATATCACCATAGATAACGGTTATGAATTAACGGAACTTCACGATGTAGATATTACAAATCCTGTTGTTGGTGATTTATTAGTTTACCGTTCAGGTTCTTATGGTATATGGCAGAATGAAACAGGTGATGAAATAGGTCTTGCAACAACTTCTTCTGTTAATCAGAAATTAGATACAGGAAGTTTCAATACATATACTGCATCTATGGATGCAAGAACAGGTAGTTATGCTACAACAGGTTCAAATCAATTTAAAGCTTCACAAGGTATTACAGGTAGTGTAGATATATCAGGTTCATTATATGAAAGAGGTAATCTATACAATCTTGCACCATCAACAACTTTAAATGTTGATAGTTATTTAACAAGTTCAGCAACATCTCAAGCTAACATTATTAAAGGTTGGAGTGATAACCCTGCATCAGGTGGACCATTAGCAACACAAGCTAACTACACAGGTTCATTAAGAGTAACTGGTTCAAACAACATATTCTCATTACCTCAAGCAAGAGCAACAGGTTTTGGATTAGGTTCTGATTTACAAGGATATATTTCAGGTTCAGATAACGTAATTGCAGGAAATAATGCAGGTATATATCTTAACACAGGTTCATTATTATTCCCTAAGTTATCAAACAACTACGTTGGACAAAGTGCATTTATTGGTATGAACTTTACAACATCATCTTTAGCGGGTGGTCATCCAAACGTTTCATCAAATACAATATATGGTGGTTCAATGACCATCAATCATAATAGTGGTTCAATTGGTGTAAGTACAAACTTAATTAATGCAGGTGCTTTAAACAGTACCCAAAACTTTGTTACAAATACAAGACCACAAAATAGTGGTAACATATTAGGTAACGCGGCTACATTAAATCATATAAGTAGTTCAATTAACTTTTCACAAAACGTTATTAACTCACCACTTACAATTAATAACCATTTAAGTAGTTCAAACATAACCAATAACTCATTCACATTCCAAAACAATATGGTTGTTGGTGGTTCTAGTGGTACAGGATTGGGTGTGTGGGTAAGTGGTTCACAAAATAGTAACGCAACAAGACAGATTGCTGATAACTTAATTGGTGGTAAGAATATTGTTATATCATCATCATTTGTTAGTTCATCAAACTCAAACTTATATGCGAGTTTAATATATGGACAAGCTTTAACTGTATCAGGTTCACATACAACATCAGGAACAGGTGGTTCAGCTTTCTTGGGTAGATATAACGATGCAACATCTTTACATTTAGCACAAGATATTGTGTTCGCGGTTGGAACAGGTACAAGTAACGCAAACAGAAGAACAGGTTTATATATTGACTCAGGTTCAAACGTTGTAACATCAGGTTCATTTAGAAGTATTGGTAACGTAACTGTAACAGGTTCATTAAACGTATCAGGTTCTGCAAGCATCACAGGTTCAGTAAATGGTAATGTTAATAGTTTAACAGTTGCTTCAAACACCGCATCACTTAACTTGAATAATGGTAACTTCTTTGAATTAGCGTTAACAGGTTCACAAGATATTAGAATAGAACCTTCAAACATCAAAGCAGGTCAAACAGTTAATATTAAATTGAACACAACAGGTAGTGGTACAGTATCATTCCCAACAAGTGTTAAACAAGTAAGTGGTTCAGCATACGTTCCATCAACAGGAACAACAACAGATATAATAACTTTGGTTTCGTTTGGCGTTGGATGCAGGTAATAGTTCATCATATCCTGGCACAGGAACAAGTTGGACTGACTTGAGTGGTAATGGAAATACAGGAACATTAACAAATGGTCCGACATATGGTGGTAGTGGAAGTAGTGGATATATTGATTTTGATGGAACAAACGATTACGTGGATATTGCAAACTCATCATCATTAAATCCAACAACAGGTATTACATTACTTGCTTGGTATAAGATGGATGCGTTGGTATCTAACCAAAACATTATCTCAAAAGGATTTACTTCGGTAGCATCACCTTTTATCCAATACTCATTCAAGATGTTTGACAACTCACCATTCAATACACCACAGTTTAATCTCGCGTTAGGTGGTTCTTTGGTTCAATTAAATGGTGCAACAACTATGTCAACGGCAACGTGGTATTTGGTTGCTTGTACATATGATAAATCAAGTATGAAGATATACGTTAATAACGTACAGGATTCAAATACAAACTCACAGACGGCTGACATAAGTACATATTCAACATCTTTGAGTATAGCGAGATGGCCGACAGGTAACTCACAATTCCTAAATGGTCAAGTAGCTATGACATTAATTTATAATAGAGCTTTATCATCAACAGAAGTAGGTGATATATGGAACGCAACAAAATCAAGATATGGATATTAAGTATATAATTTTTGATGTTTCTGAGTTAAATTTAATTGACTTTGGTCAGATAATTGAACATTCATCTGAGACATTAAGATATTCAATTGATGGAACTAAAACATTTATCAAATGGATTGGAAATGAACCTACGTTTATTTCATCTTTAATGACTAAATCAACTATTTATAATAATGAAGATATGATGACCATTCTTCATACAGATGAGTGGGAACATAAATTAAATTAATATGGACTTAGAAAAACTCACACCAATAGTTGAACAAGTATTTAAAGAAGTATTATCTGAGAAGAGATACCCATTTGGTGTTAGTGGTAAAAGAGGAAATAAGGTTGCATCGGGTACTTTAAAAAATAGTATTAAAGCTGTTGCAACAAAAGACAATACCATTATCGTTTTAGGACCTGGTGGTAAAGCTTTAAATCAGACGTATGGTGATTGGGGAGGAAAGGGTGATGTCAACTTGGGTAGAAAGAAAAACTTGAAAGGTGTACCAATTGAAGCTTTAGAAAAATGGATTACACAAAGAGGTTTAAGAGGTAGAGATAAAAAGGGTAGATTTATAAAGAAAAGAAGTTTTGCATTTGCAATACAACAAAACATAAAAAAGTTCGGAATAAGACCTTCAAATTTTGTAGAAATAGCAATAGATGTTTTAGAAGAAAACAGAAAATTGATTGAAACAATTGAAGAAATAACTTTAGAAGAACTTGTAGATTTAATAGAAGGAATTTAATATGGGATTCGGATACCAACAATTATACAGCAACGGATTAAATAGTAATACGCAACTTAGAAGAAGTGCGGATATGATTTATCAAAGAGGTGGAACTTACGAAGTCGTACTAACAGGTGACACTTATGTAACATCGATGGAATTAGACGTAGATATGTTTTCTAACGATAGTAAAGTTGGGAGAATGTCAATTGTTCCATATAATGTAAGTCAATCAGGTGCAACATATACATATCGTTTTAATATAAGACCGTATGATTATATGTCAAACTTTGTTCAAACACAACATTATCAAAACTATTATTTAAATGATTGGTATCAAACAACTGAATTAATCAATTGGAATAATCCATATCCAAATAATATTAAAGCTAATTTTAAGTATGGTTACAAATATATTACAGGTACAACACTTATTACAGAATATACTGGTAGTCCTGTAAACGATTTAGACCACTATACAGCAATTCCATATTGTGCAACAAGTACAGGGTTCACCGCATCAGGATTCACCAATACAGGTGAGTATTTTGATTATGTAGGTGGTAGTCTACAAATGGGTAGAGAGAAGTTCTATCTCCCAAATTTTGACCAAGAATTAGGTTCTGTTGTTGGAACAGGATTAACCATCAATACACTTGACACTTATAGACGATTGTCACCGATGTCACAATTCTTGATGGATTATCCAACACTCCCTGAAATGAGTGAAACGGCAAGGTTTTTAACCGATGCTCCACGCATTCAGACTATACAAGAACACGAAAATTATGTATTATATTATTTAAACGGACAGACAGGAGATAGACAA